CGTACGTAACCGCATTACCGAGAAGAACGGTTCATACAGCATCACCATCCCTGAAGACCGAAGCGACGCAGAGATTGAAGATGCCAAGAAAAGCGCAGATGCTTTTCGTAGTTTTTTAATTCACAATGCTCGCATTGAGGTTATTTAATGTTACGCGGGGACATTTCTAATGAAACTCCGCCACGAATTATTGTCAATATTGACACGGTTGTTCAGTCCGATATTGACGAAGAGAAAAGAATCATTCGTGGAAACAAACTCACTCGGCGAGTATTGGGTCTTAATAACGCCGCCCTGTCCATGCTGTGGAACAAGTCCTATCAGTTTGGATTATCGGTAGAACTCGCCGCGTTTGAAACTGAGTTGTGGAATCAAGAGCACCTTGATAAGCTCATGGCTCGACTTGATAGTCGTGGTGGTAACCCCTTCAACTACGCAGAGCTTTACGAAAACATTGATGATTTTATTGGCGAGTTGCCTTACCGCGCAAACCTAAAAGGTGTGGTAGACATAGTGGAGCGAGTCGCTCGCTACGGTTCATGGGGTATAGAACTACAAAACTTATAGCAGTAAACAAGGGACCTAATATGGCGCACGATAACGAGTACAGGCTACTCAGCAAGATAATTGTTGACCGGAACATCATTCCGGTTCTCGAAGTTGGTATCAAAGACGACTGGATTATTGACGGTGACCTCCGCCGTATCTGGAAGTTTACCCGAGAGCACTACGCAAAATACCGCGAGGTTCCGACCTACACGGCAGTTAAGGACAACTTCCCTAACTTTACCGCGCTAGATGTTGAAGACACTATCGATTATTTGATTGACCAGATGGTGGCATTCCGCCGTCGAACACTTGTTAATCAAGGTGTTGCTCAAGCCGTTGCAGATATGCAGGTCAACAACTTTGAGGCTGCGTTGTCCGAGATGTCTCGCACGGTCACAGTGGTCAATGAGCAGGGCGTCGTCGGCACCCAGCACGTTGACCTCAGTAAAGACCCGGAGTCTCGTTTTGCGAACTACGAGGCTTTGCAAAACCACGAGTTCCTCGGAATCCCTACAGGTTTTTCCGCAATTGACGAAGCAACGTCCGGTCTTCAGGGCGGACAGTTGATTACAGTCATTGCTCCTCCCAAGACGGGTAAGTCACAGATTGCTCTTCAGATGGCAATCAACACTCACGAAATTGGCAAGGTCCCGTTGTTCCAGTCCTTTGAGATGAACAACTCTGAGCAGACCCAGCGACACGACGCCATGAGAGCACACCTCTCGCACAAGGAACTTCGCCTTGGGAAACTGAGTGAGGGCGAAGAAAGTCGCTACATGCAAATGCTTGAGCGTATGAAAAACATGCCTCCGTTCCACCTCGTGGACGCGGTTAACGGTCTCACTATTGACGCTTTGGTCGCCAAGGCTGACCAACTCAAGCCAGACATCCTTTTTATCGACGGTGTCTACCTCATGCTCGACCAAGTGACAGGAGACTCAAACACTCCTCAGGCTTTGACTAACATCACTCGCGGTCTTAAGCGCGTTGCCCAGAGCATGGACATTCCCATTGTCATCACAACGCAGACCCTGCTTTGGAAGATGCGTAACGGAAAAGTTACAGCAGACTCTATTGGTTACTCCTCGTCGTTCTTCCAAGACTCGGATGTTATTCTCGGTCTAGAACCAGTGGATGGTGACGAAGAAGTCCGCCTTCTCAAAGTTGTTCAATCTCGTAACGCACCGCCCGAGGAGACTTCCATTACGTGGCGTTGGGACCTAGGATGTTTCCATGACGAATCTTTCAAGTACGACTGTCGTTACTGCACCCCGTGGGCTTCAAATGGTTGACATTGAGGCTGTTCTACAACGCCTCGGCATCGATTACGAAGAAAAGGGTGCCGAAGCACTTGGGCTGTGTCCTATGCACAAGTCTCGCACCGGTAAGGAAGACCGTTTTCCATCGTGGTGGATTAACCTTGAGTCAGGTCAGCACATCTGCTTCTCGTGCCAGTACAAGGGCAATGTTCTCCAGCTAATCTGTGACGTTGAAGATATGTACGTCAAGAACTGGGGCGACACCTACGACTACGACTACACTTCCGCCAAACTTTGGTTAGCCGAACTTGAGGACCTCTCCCCAGATAAGTTGTCAGAGATGTTGGCAGCAATTCCTCGCCGTGTCGAGGCTACCCCACCGCCCCCAGAGGTGTCGGAAGCAAACCTTGCGCCATTTGTCGAACCTCCAGCGGACAAGCTAACAGAGCGCAACATCTCGCTTGAGTCTGCTCAGGCGTACGAGATTTTGTGGGACAAGTTTCGTCAATCGTGGATACTTCCGTTTCGTGAACCGACCACAAAGAAGTTACTTGGTTGGCAGGAAAAAGGTACTCTGAACAGGACTTTTATGAACCGACCTCCGGGTCTGGCTCGGTCTAAGACTTTGTTTGGTCTCAATCAGATGAACGACTCCGTTGTCTACGTAGTTGAATCTCCTTTGGACTGTGCCCGTTTGTACACCGCAGGTTTCCCCGGAGCCGTCGCAATTTGTGGGTCCGGCATTAGTGATGACCAGCTCCGACTCATTCGTTACGCTGACCGAGTTATTGCTGCGTTTGACAACCCAAAGGTAGATGCTGCTGGCAAGAAGGTTTCTGGGCAATTGGCTCAAGAGGCTATCCGTTACGGCATCAACCTGTCATTCTTTAACTATGGAGACACGGGCAAGAAAGACCCCGGTGATTTGACCGACAGCGAGATAGCATGGGGTATTGAGAATGCCACATCAAGTCTCCTAGGAGAACGCGCGTATGTTTAAAGGAACCCTCCTCCCCTACCAAGTAGAGGCTGTGGATTCTATGGTGGAGAAAAAGAAACTCCTCATGGCATACGAAATGGGTCTTGGTAAAACCCCAAGCACTATCGCAGCAATCGAAAAGTTACGAGAAGCCGGTGAGGTAACCTCTCCGGTTCTCGTGCTTTGTCTCGCCAGCCTGAAATACCAATGGCAAAAGGAAATCCAGAAGTTTAGTGACAAGACTGCGCTGGTAATCGACGGGACGCCAAAACAACGAAATATGTCTTACGAGACATATTTAGACTACGACTACATCATTATGAATTACGAACAGGTAGTAAATGACTGGGATATTATCCGCGTTAAAAATTTTTCAGCAATCATTTGTGACGAAGCCACAGCAATCAAAGGATTCCGAGCAAAGCGAGCCAAACGAGTAAAAGAGCTTTCAAAAGCCATACCCATTCGGTTTGCCCTGACTGGTACCCCAATTGAGAACGGGCGACCAGAAGAGATTTACTCAATCATGGAGTTTGTCAACCGCGACGTACTTGGTCGATTTGATTTGTTTGACAAAACATTCATTATTCGCAATTATTTTGGCGGAGTTTTGCGCTACAGAAACTTGCCAACACTGTACTCAACATTGGCAGACCACACAGCCCGTAAGTCACAGAAAGACGAGGACGTAGCCCCGTTTCTTCCGGACGCTGTGTACCGCGAGCCTCTTCTTGTTAATTTTGACTCGAAAACCAAATCTTTGTACAACTACATTGCCACTGACCTGCACACGCTTCTGCTAGATGCAAGCCAGTTGTTTGGAGCGTCATTTAGCATTGCGTCTCATTACGGGCAGTCACAGGGACCCAACGACCCCGCTAACGAAATGCGCGGGAAGATTATGTCCCGAATCACTGCTCTTCGGATGCTTTGCTCGCACCCTGACCTCCTTAAAGAGAGTTATCAAAATTTCTCCGCACAACAGGGTAAAGGAAGTGCATTTATACATTCCCTTGGAGAGGAAGGCTTGCTAGAAGGAGTCGATAAGACACCAAAGCTTGACGCGGTTGTTTCATACTTAAGTGAGCACCTAGACATTGATGAGTCGTACAAAGCCGTTGTGTTTTCAAGTTATCTTGGCTCAGTTGACCACCTCGTCAATCGTCTAGGTGCCAAAAACTTTAAGGCTCTCCCCTACACGGGGAAGATGAACGCCAAAGAAAAAGAAGCAAACAAGGTAGCCTTTCAAACTTCGCCAGACATTCGAATCCTTGTCAGCAGTGACGCTGGCGGGTATGGTGTAGACCTACCTCAGGCAAATTTGCTTATCAACTACGACCAGCCGTGGTCCTCTGGGCTGTCAGTCCAACGCAACGGGCGCATCAAGCGAACTAGTTCAACTTGGAAAACGGTTACTATCCAAGATTTTCTTATCTTTGGTTCTATTGAACAGCGACAATACGATATGCTCCAACAAAAGATGAGCGTGGCTGGGGCTGTTCTTGACGGCGAGGGTATAAACTCTGATGGAGGAGTAGACCTCACAGTCGGAAGCCTTATAGACTTTCTTTCAACAAAAATTTAAGGATACCAAATGGCACAAATAATTGAAGAAGAGGGCGCACGATTTGCAGACCCTAACAGCCTTGACGCGCAGGTTCGTGAGTACGCGAAACTGAAAGCGTCCATGAGTTTCATGGAGACTCGACAGAAAGAACTTCGAGAAGTTTTGTTTGCCAAGATTGAGCAAGAAGGCTACGAGGACGAGAAGGGCAATGTAATCCTTGACCTTCCGCAGTCCATTGAGGGCATTTGTTGCATTCAAAAAACCGCTCGTATTACCCCATACCTCGACGAGGCTGTTGCCGAACGCATCATCGAGGAAAAGGGCATTGGAGACGACGTGTACAAGATGGTGCGCGTAATCGACGAAGGTGCCCTCATGTCCCAGCTTTACGAGGGCAAACTTACTGAAGACGAAATAGACGAGATGTTCCCCAAGAAGACCGTGTGGGCACTCATGACCAAGAAGGGCTAACATGCCCGGATTGCGTAGCGAAGAAGACATCCTTCGCGCCTTCGAGGGGCTGGACAAGGTTCCCGGCTCTAAGAAACCTCGCAGGGAAACCACTCCCGCTGCCGACAAGCGTCGCGCAAAAGCTTTGGGTGAGTCAAACGGTTGGGATGCAAACCCCATCATCAAAGTTCTTGGTGGGAAAGAAACCGAGGTATTTACCATCAGTGCGTTAGCAGATGCGCTGGAGAAAAAAGTTGTTACTATTAGGCTCTGGGAAAAGAAGGGTTACATTCCAACTGCTCCCTACCGCCTGAGGTCTAAAAGCCTCAACGGTAACAAAGTCAATGGCAACCGCGTTTACACTCGGGAACTTATTGACATAGCAATTGAGGAGTTTGGCAAGCGAGGACTTTTGGGTTCTGCGCGTGTCGAATGGAATCAATTAGGTGACTTGACATCTATACTGATAGATAGATGGCGAGAAGCCATTAACCGACCGACGAGTGCGTAAGTACTCACGCCTACCGAAAGATGCTAAATATGCGTTTACCAGAAATTGATGCCGATGATTATGAAGTCCCAGCAGTACTTGCTGCGGACTCGCCCACCGCAACTCCCCAGCACGGAACTTCTGTTCAGGCTGGATGGGGTGCTGCGGAAGCTCCCAAGAAGTCAGGTAATTACCCGACTGCTTTTAAGTTTACCCCCCAGACTCAGGTAGTTGCCTTCCTTGAAGACTCTCCGTTTGCTGCTTACAAGCAGCACTGGATTGAGCGTTCCGCTGGTAAGCGTTCGTTCGTCTGCCTTAAGCCTGATTTGGACTGCCCACTGTGTGCAGCTCCCGTCAACAACGTCCCCAACCAGAAGTACGACTTCAACGTCGTTGTACTGACGGATGAGGAGCCGGAAGTGAAGATTCTCACTACTGGCACCATGTTTGCTCGTGACTTGATGACTGCGAATGATGACCCTGTTCGCGGACCTCTCACCAAGTCATTTTGGGCAATTGCTCGGCACGGTACGGGTAACACCACGCGCTTTTCCCTTGAGCGCGTTCGTCCCCGTGACCTTGCTGAAGAGTGGCAAATCGACCCTGAAAAGTTCGCGCCGTTCATCGCGGACGCTCAGCGTTACACGCTTGACTCAGTTTACGTATCCCCCTACGAAGAACTAGTTAAAGTCGCTGAGTCCTTCCAGCAGGGTTAGCCACTCCTAGAGCGGGGCTGAGGTGTCTTTCTATCCTTTCTACACCTCAGCCCCTTCTCGCTCTCTGAAATAAAGGACGGCTTACAACAAGGGACAATAATGAACATAATCACTACAAGGGAACAACTAGACGAATTCGTACAGGCATACAGCAAGGTAGAAGCCTTTGCATATGACTGCGAAACTATTGGGGAAAATCGAATCAATCCCATCATCAACGACG